CATTGGTTTCAAAAACCATGTTGCTCTTGTGCATCCAGTTTGGCGTTTTACTAATATAGCAACAGGTATTGTACGTAATAATTTGTGTGGTGTGTCTGCACTATATCATTATTGGCGTGGTAGTATAGAATATAAATTGACTGTGTCCGCTTCTCAGTTTCATACTGGGCGTCTTGCGGTTGTGTTCTTGCCTGGCACCAATAAGGTTTTGGCTGAGAATGCTAATGCAGCTGCTGTAGGCGATTCTTGGTGGATGTACCCACATGTGGTATTTGATATCAAGGAAAAGCACGTTTTTACTTTTATTGTTCCTTACGTGAGTCCTAGGTCATGGAGTTTAGTTAGTATTGACTCTCTTGGTGGTGATTTGGACGAGCTCGATACTGGGATTTTGATGATTCGCGTGGTGGAACCCCTTAGGTCACCCAATGGGGAAACAGATCGTGTTCGCACGAGCTTGTATGCCCGAGCAGGAAATGATTATGAGCTTGCTGTACCAGCAGCGTTGTCCAAGGGTAACGCTTTTGGTTCTCCAGGTTTTAGACAGGGGATGGATGAAGTTCGTATGTTACCTGAGACTATTGGGCAGTTGACAGTGCCAAATGTTCAGAAGGGTCATAACTTTGGTGAAGACTTTATGTTTTTACACAAGTTATTGTCTCGTCATGCACTGCTGCTTCAGTTTTCAAATGAAGAGAATTCGAACGGTGCTGTGAGACGTCCTGGTTCCCTTTTTAGGTTTCCAGTTACTCCATATCACTGGTTCGTTTCACAGGTTCGTGGTCCTTTGGCTTGGATGTCCCAGCTTTTCTGTATGTGGAGTGGTTCACTGCGGTATAAGCTTGTGCTTCGTATTCTAGGAGCAGATGATGAAAGTGTTCATGCTTTTGTGTGGCACGATCCTCTCTGTTTTCTGGAGGACAATCTTCCACAAGTTATGGTTAATGACCAGATTGTGGAGTGGGACTCTGGGGCTGCGTTACAGGTAGCATTGATGGATCAGGAGACGATAGTTGAGATCGAGATTCCTTTTTACTCCATGTATGATAGGTTGCTAACTAAATCCTCTAACTTTGCACGTAGTTTAAAGTTTCCACTTTCTGCATTTCATAATGGTGTGGTGTGTATAGGTTTTCTTCAACAAGTTAGATTATCCATGTCTGTATATATAGCAGCTGGTCCTGATTTTAGGTTTTCTGTCCCCAATGGGTTTGTGAGTTTACCTCAGGGAGAATTTGTTGATTTTGGCAGAGACTCTTTGACAGCTCCTGGACCCTATTCAGATGCCCCAGCAATACAACCGCGCGATGCACTTTCATTAGTGTCCAGACCTCCCCGTGTGTCTCCAACCACGGCCAACGGAGGGTTGACAGTTG